ACAGTATGAGATTTTTTTCTTACTGCAACTGACTTCCATTTATTTATGTCCATAAGTTATTCCTTCTTTGTTAGTTTTGAATTTAACGATATTACCATATTCCATATCTTTAATTTTAAAGGGTATGTTTGCTAAAGTACCAGCACCCTTTTTACGATTACCTTTTGTAATTCTAACCCACATTTTTTCATCGCCAAACATGGAGTTTTTAAACCAAACATAAACCATTCCTGGAAAAGAATTTTCATTTTTTTTGATTAAATTATAAGTCTCCACTCCATGTTCTTTACATGAAAAAATTATATTGTTATCTTTCATATATCTCCTATACTACCCACCACCATAAAAAAACTACAAGGCAAGCTAAACTTACTCTCGGTAGAAAAATTCCTAACACAAGAGCCATAACTAAAATAGTTTTTATAACAATCATGGTGTCAAATTGTTATTTTTTCTTCTTCTCATTTCAGATTCGATTAGCTGGTTAGCTAAATCATCATCAAAGAAATGATATCCTCTGTCTCCACCGCTGGGTTCGAGGACCGTGTTCTTAAGTCTTCTGACCGCGTAAGCCCAACGATAGTCTTCCTTTGTAAGTTCCAATCCATCAGCACCAATAGTTGGAATCTCTTTCAGAATCGTATGCACAGCCTTTGAGTACACAGGCCAGTTGCAATGAAACTCTGTTTCGCCTTCTCTTCTGCTCATTAGTTTTTTTCTTTTGAAGCAGATGCATTCCAACTTGAAAATTGATCTTTGGCCTGCATCAACAGTTGTTCAAACTTAATTGCTGCAGCTGTAGAGGTGTGCTTACTTCTCTGCTCATTATCAACTAACAAAGTTAAAGTATTATTTTCTTCATCGATCTTAATTGTAAACGACTTCGCATTCCACGGTTTAATTGGTGGCATGACAGGATGAGGATCTGAACCCTCAGCTTTGTCGCTTCCTAGAACTGAAGCAGTTGTGACAGATCCACTCGTGAAGATTTCACCAGCTTCTTGTAAACCTTTCTTCTGTCCTGTGATGTAGAGCATTTCTACAAGTGTATTTATCTTTGTTATTATATCTTTTTTTTCCATGAGTTACCTTCCATTTGTTATCCCATGAATATAATAAATATCCCATTACAGTCAAGGTATATTTACAGATATGTATAAAAAATATATCATGGTGGAATGAAGTATATTTTAACAATGATAGTTTGTTCTAATCTAACAGGCCAGTGCATTCCGCCCTATACACAGGGGATTTTTGAGGATCCTTACAGTTGTATGTTAGGCGGGCATCTACAATCTATCAAAATATCGCAAAAACTTGGTGCAGAACACGTAAATAAGTACTATACTTCAATAAGATTCTCTTGCGACCAATATCTTGAGGAGCCTAAAACGGACACTTGACAGGATAACATAAAAATGCATATTATATTCCCATGAAAGCTTATCGGTTTAAATGCTGGGCTTTCAATCTTTACTTTGAATGTATTGTAAAGGCCGATAATGAAGACCATGCTCAGCATTTAGTGGCTGAGGGTCTGTCTTCTGGTAAAATCAAACTTACAGATGCAGGTTCATTTAGACGAGACGATAGGTTTTACTTAACTTATGAGGAGTTAGCTAATGAGCCTAAACGAGTTAGTACAGAAGAAGTTAAAGTTAGAGCACAGGTGGGCGCAACAAGTGTTACAACAAAATAATGTAACGCCTGAAATGAAGTGGATCGACATTGAGATCAAAGATATAAAAGTTAAAATCAATGATCAAACTGTAAATGATGCTAGAGCTGAAGTAATTAAAGATTTAAACAGCCAACTTTAACTGTCAATAACAATACCTGGAAGTGTAACTTCTTTATAGAGAACTTTTCCGTTTATTTTTTGTTCAACCAATTCTTCACAGATTGCGCAAGTAAAATACTGAGCTTTCTTTGTTGGGTTAAAGTGCGTGTGTTCATTACATAAAGGACATTGACCTAAATTTATTGATTCTTTAACTTTTAAAGTCATCTGTATATCCCCAGTTCATACCAGTAGCTATATCTACTTTAGAAGGAACTTTCAACTCAGGTATACAGTGCTCCATAATTTTTTTTATTTGTTTACACGCGGGTTCTAATCTTTCGTAAGGAATACTAAAACAAAGCTCATCGTGTATTTGTATTAATGGTATGAAATTTTGTTTTGCACATTCAATCATAGCTTTCTTAACTTGATCAGCTGCAGATCCTTGTATTAATCTATTTAATGATTTGTATGTGCCAGCTCTTTTAATTGCATTTTTTCCATATTTGTTAACTGCATCTTCAAATGTTGTAGACTTATGTAAACCAAATGAACTTGGTTCCCACATGTTGAACCTACACTTACGACCTTTGATAGTCCATATTGCTCCATTCTTGTCTGCTGAATCCATAGCTCTGTTTGCAAGTTGTTTTACAAAAGGAACTTTTTGATTGTACTCAGCTAAAATTTGTTCTGCTTGTTCTTTACCAATACCTAATTCTTTAGATAATTTATTTTTACCCATACCATAAAATATACCAAGATTAATTGTCTTAGCTTGAGATCTAGGAATTCCTGCCATGTCAGCAACCGTTTGATGAAAGTCTGTATTTTCATTTTCATATGCTTGAATTAATTCTTCAGTGCCATTGAAACCAATACTGGCTGCATAGTGAACAACAAGTCTAGGTTCCTGTTGGCTATAGTCAAAAGATGCCCATCTACCCATTTTGTCTGGTAGAAATAATGATCTTATCTTTGGTCCCAGGTCCTTGTTCCGTGCTGGAATTTGCTGTAAATTTGGATGAGCATAGGAGAGCCTTCCTGATACGGTCCCTCCTGCATCACCCTTTAATTGATTTATTTCTGCATGTATCCTCCCGTTATGTTCAAATTTAAATATTGAATCAATAAAGGTAGAATGAAATTTATTTACTTCTCTAGCTTCTCGAATCAATTGAGCAATAGGCTCCTTACAATTAGTTAACCAGTTTTGAGTAAAAGATGGTTCCTTACTTTTTTCTGTCAAAGTATAGGGTATCTTTAATTTATCAAAAGCTTTAGCTATCGATCTTGCTGCCCATATATCTACATCTATACCCGCAGCCTTTTTAATTTTAAACAGTGCTTTCTTCTCTTTTTCTAAAAATTCTTTTTTAAGTTTTTCTGCACCATCCAAATCTACTCTCACTCCGTGTGCTCTCATTTGTATTAACAAGGGCAGTAGCTCCATTTCAAGCTCCCAAACATCAGTTAGATCTTGCCTGGTAATCTCAGTTTTAAACCTTTGCCAAAGTTTATATGTAAGAACCGCATCTTGCTCTGCATAAGGACCGACAAATTTAGCAGGAAGCTTATACATTTCACCTTTTGCATCTATACCCCAATCTTCTGCAGCTTCTCTAAGCCCAGCTTCCGACTTCAACTCAGACAGGTAATCGACCGATAAGGCGTTTAAGCTGTACGTACGTCGGTTTTCATCAATTAGGGCTGCTGCTATCATAGTATCGGCTATTTGGCCGTATACGACCACTCCATGGGCCCTTAACCACCCAATATCGTAAGAGGCATTGTGAAAGACCTTTATAGCGTTGGATCTACAAATATCTTGTACCCAGTTTAGAACCATTCTAATATCCATGTTTCCACCAGCTTCATGCGCAACTGGGTAATACCCTTTAAAATCTTCGGTTGCTACTGATACTCCAATAACATTACCATTCATTGTAGGCCATCCTGGTCCTTTAACTTTTATCTCTGGATCTTTAGTTTCTAAATCTATAGCAATTTCTTTAGCATCTTTTAAGTTAGGAAATCTAGAGGGGGGTGTCCAATCACTATCTTGAAATGTAAAATTAATTTGATTGGTCATCTAATTCAATTCCAAGTTTTGCATAATGTATAATTTTATTATACCTTTGTTTTGTTGTTTCGCCAGGTTTTTTTCTAGTTGCATATTTAATAATATTGGAATCAATTGTATTTAATTTGTTTTTCATACAATAAACAACTGGTTGGATGGCATGTTGAACATAATGCTTTCCACCTTCCTGATAATCTAAAGCTTTCTTTTTAGACCCCACACATCCCTTCACATTCATTATTGAATAAATCTAATTGTTCGTCTTTTGGTTTTTGTTTTTTCAAAAGTTCTTCAAAATCCACTTCTCTCAAAGGAATTCCTTTTCTATGAAGATATCTTGTAAATTCTTTATTCCTTGCTGAGTGTCTAATCATGTCATCAATTTTACATGCTTCTTCAAACTCTTTAGGTGAGTTAGTTTTTATTTCATTCCATAAAGTATTGTCATGATAAGGGCAGCCTATGCATGAGCTTTTCTCTGGAGTTCTATATTGTTTACCATTGTACCAATCCAAACAATCTTGTCTTGACATTTTTTTATCAATTAATGGCCATGTATTTTTAATCCATTTTTCTCTAGATGGTTTAATCCTCATCATCTCATCTGTTGAAATACCTACCCAAACTTCTACCCAGATATTCCTTGGAAATCTTTGTCTAGCTTTTAAACCAACAAGCTCACGTATCTTTTTATTGATTGGTGTAATTTTATAATTTCTTGTGCATAGTCTAGGACCCAAACTTGTTTTACCAGTCACAGAATTTTTTGCATAAAAAGGTATAAATAAAAAACCACGCTCACTAGATATTTCATTTTCTATATCTGTTTTGATATTACCTGAGTGTAAATGATTTTTAACAATATGTACTGGATAACTTAATTTACCTTTCAACCACTCTAAATGATCCATTACTTTAGCTGGCTCCCAACCAGTGTCCGCAAAGATAGCACAGTCAGGCTTGGGGCCAAAGGCACCCTCATCAGCCATGAGCGCCATCGTAGAAGATTGCACACCAGCTCCCAAAGATAAGATCCTAAATTTTGGATCACCCGAATAGTCCCATGTGCCTTTAACCTCTGCCATAATTCTCCTTTATAAACTGATTATACAGTCTTGCCAATGGAAAGAAATACTCATGATGAGTTCTTAAAATATGTAAAGTTTCTTGTGCTCTTGTTACTCCAACATACCATACTCTAGCTTCAGAACTTCTTGCCAATCCTACTTTATGTCCAAAATGTGCTGGCCAGTTAGCCTTTTCATAAACGCATACATTCTGTGCCTCACCACCCTTTATAGAGTGTATTGTATCAATTGTCACTCTAGAAGACATGTCCAAATCAACACCTGCCTCTAAAACTTTTTCAAAATACATTTTTTCTTTTTCTGGAAAATTTCTGTTGAATACTTGCTGCCAGGGTCCTGGATCAGCTGTCAAACCTGCAAAGGTTCGAAGAAAGTCTATGCTCATTTCTTTAGAGCTATCGATGTTCATCCATCTTTTGCTTTCAATGGATCTCCACCCGAACGCGATCTCATTAACATAAGCATACAATATACCAGCTTGCTCCTTATTTACAAGACCATTATTCATCAATTTATTCCAGTATTTTATAGCATTCCATTTGTTTAAATCAAACGATGTCTTACCTTTTGTGTTTTTAAAAAACAAACCACATTGTCTAGCATGATCTTCAAGCTCTCTCACTATCTCCTGTGTTCTTCCTAATATAATCCAGCTACCTGGTAATGTATTTACAGCATCTACCAAATCCGTGAACCTAGGATGGGTTAAAATCTCTCCATGTTTGTCAGAAGGTAAAAACTTTTTAACAACTCTTGGCTTAATCATGTCGGATATGTGTGTGCTAAAATTGTGAATTATTTTAGGTAGTCTATGAGATTGTGTAAGAACATAATCTCTTCCAGGAAAATTTATGTAATCAATAACATTAGCACCGTTCCATTCAAAGATTGCTTGATCGTCATCGCCCGCGATGTAAACTCTGTCAGAGTTTTCTGCTATTTTGTAAATCATCTTCCACTGTAATGGTGTGAGATCCTGAGCTTCATCTACAATCAGTATTTTTAAATGAGGTGAGCTTTCGTGTTCAATAAAATGTGTAATCATATCTGTAAAATCTACTCTATGATCTTCTTTGAATAATTCATATTGTTGATAGATTAATTTAAATCTAGGTAATGTTGCTCTTTTAAATGTTTCTGAAACAAACTGCTGCTCTGGTGTTATTAATTTGTTTCTAGATTTATCGTAAACTCTTAAGGACCAGTCATTAAATACTCTAACACCATCATAATTCTCGTACGCAGGTTTAGCCATACCAAGGTTTTGGGCAAACTCAACCATGTCTATCTCTGGATCTATGACAGGAACTTGTTTTCTAAACTTTCTGCAAAAACTATGGATAGTTCTAAAGTTACCTAGATCTTCATCATTGCAGTCAGGAAACTTTTTGTTAGCTCTGCTCCTTGCTTCATCAACAGCTTTGTTTGTAAAAGATAAATAAGCGACTTCTCTTGGTAGCACACCTTTGTCAAACCATTTTTCTAGACGATCCAATAAA